ATGAAAATAACATTTTATTTGGTAAAATATTAAATTATGAAATGAGGTTAGATTAAAATATTAGAATTAAATAAAATATATAATGAAGATTGTATTCAGTTTATGAAACAGATAGAAGACAATTCAGTAGATTTAATTTTTGCTGATCCTCCTTATGGTCAGAATGTCCGAAATGAACGAGGTAAAATTAAATTTGATACTGAATGGTCAGATGAAAATGATTATCTAGATTGGTGTAGAGTATGGTTAAAAGAAGGTCTAAGAATTTTAAAAGATAATGGGATGTTCTTCATTTGGGGAGTTGCGCCTGTTATTAATGAAATCTCACATATACTTAATAAAGAATTAAATATGAAATTTTATACTCAAATTATTTGGTATGTATCAGATGGTCTTAGACCAACAAATAATTATTTTTATTCTAATCATCAAGTATTATTAGGATATAGTAAAAATGACAAAGATGTTTTTAATAGTTTTAACAATCATGGCGGCATATATAATCATTTAACTGAAACTGCAAATAGTTATAGTGGTACTAAAAATATGGGTACTATATGGAAGCATTGTAAGATAAGCAAGAATCATAAAGAAGGGACGCCCCATCCTACTCAAAAACCATTAGAAATTTGTGATCGTATTGTTAAAGCTTGTTCTAATGAGAATGATTTAATTTACATACCATTTGCGGGTTCAGGAAGTGAGATTGTGGCTTGTATTCAGAATAATCGAAGATGGTTAGCTACGGAAACTAATAAACAATATATAGATGATATTATTAAACCTAGAATTAATACTATAAAATAGAAATTTTATATGATGAAATGAATAAGAAAGGATTGTGATAATATCAGTAAAAAAAATACTAAAAAAAGAAAATGTAAAGTATGTGGTTATGAAGGTAATGAATTTGAGTTTTGGAGTAATAGCAATGTATGTTTAGCATGTATGGCTGAAAAGAAGCAACATACTAGGGATAAAAAGAATAAATTATTAGTACATAAAGAAGTTGTTCAATATGTTTACATAATGTTTGATAAGGACAATAATGTAGTATATATAGGTCAAACGGAAAATATGGATACAAGAATGAGATCACATTGCATATTTGTTTCTAAAGAAGATGTGTGTACCTCTATATGTGCTAAATATGAACATACTATTATTCCACAAGAACATTTACCTGATATAAAAAGAGTAAAATATGCGGAACTGCCTAATAAATATTTTTCTTCGATGTATGAGATTCAATTAATAGCAAAGTATAGACCGATTTATAATACTCAATTTAAATATTATACTGAAAAATTGCTTGATTTGCCAGATTTGCAATGGAATTATTATGTTCCATATAATTATTATGAAGGAATACGAGAATATGCAGGTATTACATGTAGGATAATCCCCGATAAAGAATTGAATAATATGGGAAAGGATTTTAATACAAGAATAGAAGCTATAAAAAAGTTAAATAAATTAATTAGTCAGGAGAGGATTAGACATAAATAAGACATTATATCAATTGATTAAAATACCGATTAAAGAAATTATTAAACAGAAATATAATGTGCAATTTAGCAAGGATGAAGAATTACAGAAGGATTATCTTATTGCACAACAGGACTCATTGCTATTAGATCAGTTGCGGCAGATTCGTGGAAAAGATTCTGTGCGTATTAATGAATTAATTTTAGTTGAAGCAAAAAAGAACAAAAATACCAAAGAAGCAACAGAGCATATTCTTAGAAATGGTTTTGACTATAATGATGTACATTATGTACGTTTTGGTAAAAGTTCTTCACAAGGTAAAGCAGGAATTACAGTATTTGTTGATGCAGAGATTTACAATGAATTATTTATAATCACACAGCTTGATATTCCTATTGATTCATGCGTTGTATCTAAGTATGAAAATCAACGTTGTCTCCCCTTTAGCACTTGTACTATTGTAGATGGTAAGATTCCTAATATTGTTGTAATTGATGAATATACTAAAGTAATTAAAGACCAGCAGATTAGATATGTAGTAGAAAAAGAAAAAGAATTTGTTGATAAAGAAACTAAAGAAACAAAGAAATATAAAGCAAGAGAAATTGAAGATGGGCTACATGATATTCAGCTCTCCCCCTTTGATGGCTCTGGTTGCCATACACATGAAGTAAGTGAGAGAATTAGTAATGCTGTTGGGCTTGATTATACGGCTATTGGAGCGCAAATTAGACTTCCGTTTTTTAAAGGTTATTCTGTAGAAATGCCATTTAAAGAAATATACAAAGAAATGGGAATTTCTAAGATTAAAGATGTTTTTGGAACTTGGCATAATGTGGAAGATATTGATTGCATTTGGAATGTATCAATGTTTAAGGGTTATAAGATTTTTAAGAAACGATATGGTAATAACGGTTGGAATAAATATATGGAGACTGTTAATAAGTATCATTTTAAACTTGGTATAAGCAAATATAGTCATCATATTAAAAATCTAAATCTTAAAACAAGAATGAATTTTCAATATTTACAATGTCTTGATTTATGGAATCAAAAATATGTTAATTGGTTTAAAGATAAAAATAAGAATAAACCATATTATGATTTTCTGGATTCAAAAAATGATGGAAAGATAATTAAACTTGCTAAGTATTCCACTGATTTATATGAAAAAATAATTAAAGGAGATAAGTTTTATACATATAAATTTTTAGGTATTGATGATACGGATGATTATGATTCAAATGGTAAGTATGGAGAAGCAATTTTAATTAACGATATCATGTTAAAAGACCCTGCTATTAAACAGTATTTGTATCGTAAGCTTAAAAAGCGGATTAATCAAATGAAATTCGGTAAAATCTATTCTTCGGGCTTGTATAACACTTGTGTGGGGGATATGATAGGTTATCTTGAATATGCGGCAGGTAAAGAACCAGTAGGTTGTTTGAAAGCAAGAGAGTTTTATTGTAAGACAGTACCTCAAGGTAATATTCTTTCTTTTCGTAGTCCCCTTGTGTGCCCTTCGGAAGTTAATGATGTAATTAATGTGGATAATGATATTACTAAGAAATGGTTTAGTCATTTTGAAGACCAAGATGTTGTTATGATTAATATGTATGATTTATCAATGCCTAGGCAAGGCGGGATAAAGTGGTGTCTGTCCTCCCTATTGGAAACTTTAGGGTAATAAATATGGTGAACCTATAAAAATAGGGTGTCAATTTAACGTATAGGAGTCGTAGGAAATGACGATTAGTAAATTGGCTAACAGGGGAAGCAATTTTGTTATCCTGTGCTAAGAGTAATTAGGTTTGGGTAGAAAGGATTTAATGCAACAAGAAGTTTGGAAATCTAAAAATATTAATGGAGTTATTTATGATATTAGTAATTATGGTAATGTAAAACATAATGGGAAAGAAATCAAAACACGCTTAGATAAAGATGGATATTTGGTATGTACAGCAGGTAGTAAGAAGCATAGATCAATGATAATTGTAGCAGAACTGTTTATACCAAACCCAAATAATTTACCAGAAATTAATCATAAAGACTTCAGAAGAAGCAATCCATATGTTGAAAATTTGGAATGGTGTACTCATGATTACAATGTTAAATATTCACATAAGTACAATAAAAGTAAAATGAAAGATAATCATGGAGACAACAATCCAAATGCAAAGTTACATAGTGATGATATTATTAAAATAAAATAAATGCTAAAATATGATAATGTTGCAAATATAGCAAGAAAATATCATGTCGGATGGCAAACGATTAATCATATTAAGCATAATGAAACTTGGAATATTATTTAATTGAATCCTAAACCTAATTATTAAAGTTAAGAGACTATCCCAGTAAGGGAGTACATTTAAGGTGAAAATCCTTATTTGGAAGTGCCATATGGCTAAACCTATCTTATAAATAGGCATGTCAAAGATATAGTCCATTTCAGGGACACCGATGGTGATGCTGTCTATCTCTGTAACGATCCTATGCTTTATGAGTCTAAAATACATAAACCTATGATTATTGATATTGAAGATAAAGTGACTACAGATGAGAAAGACTATAATCAAGATTCAATTGTTGAGTACGAGATGAATAGTCGAGATAATCGTATTGGTGAAATTACTAATATTGCAACAAGCATATTAAATAAATATACAACTAATCCAAAGTCAAAAAAATACTATGCTGATAAAATTTCACTTTTGCGTATCTATCAGGGTTAATTTTTAGCTCCATTATATAGTGATATATAATGCAAATGTAGTGAACCTATAAAAATAGGGTGTCAATTTAACGTATAGGAGTCGTAGGAAATGACGATTAGTAAATTGGCTAACAGGGAAAACCTAAATTATATGAATTAATATTTTAATGTATATTATAAAAATAATATTTGGAAGGAGATGATAAAATGAATATTCAAGATCAAAAGAAATATTTTGGAATTTATTGCATTGAATGTACTGGTAATCATAAAAGATATATTGGACAAACACACGAAAATTTTTATAGACGTTGGATTTTTCATAAATGGAATTTAAAGAATAATCATCATAGTAATAAATATTTACAGAATTCTTGGAATAAACACGGAGAACAATCATTTATATTTTATACGTTAGTAAAATTTTCTATTAGTGATAATATTTCAAATGATATACTTAATAAGTTAGAAATTAAATATATCAAAAAATATGATACTTATAATAATGGATTTAATTTAACTATTGGAGGAGATGGTGTTGTTGGTAAAATAATGTCTGAAAATGCAAAACAAAAAATTGGAATGAAAAATAAAATCAATATGCAAGGCAAAAAAATGTCAAAAAAAACAAGGAAACGAATGTCTGAATCGCATAAAGGTTATAAAAAAACAAAGATACATAGACAACATTTAAGCGAATCTTTAACAGGATATAAGAGATCAGATGAACAGAAAGAAAAATGTAGAAAAGCCAACGAGGGAAGTAAACAAAAAACTGCGAAATATACAGAGGATTTAATATTTCAAGTGAGAATGGATTTTTTAAATGGTATAAAACCACGTGATTTGTCTATTAAGTATAATATTCCTTATAATTATATTTATAGTGGAATATTATCAGGCACAAGATGGAAATGTGTTTGCCCAGATGGATGGAGAGAATATTTAGAGTTAAAACATTAAAATATAATTTATATAACAAGGCAATCCTGTGCCAAGCCTTAATTAAAGATTAAGGAAGGTTCAACGACCATTCCGTAAGGAAGTACATTTAAGGTGAAAATCCTTATTTGGAAGTGCTACATGTCTATATTTATATAGATAAAGATATGGTCTACTCCGACTGTTAATTACAGTGTAAAAATACCATGAAAATGGCGGTATAAAGGAAAGAAATTGATTTTCTTAAAACAGGTATACGGTGGCAATTAAGTCAGGGGTTAAGAAAGTTTTCGCAGCAACTCCCCTATTTTCTATTATTTAATTATCCTAAAAAGTTAAAACGTTATTATAAGATTAAAAAACATAACAAAAATGTATTGGATAGTAAAGATAAACTTCCATTAAATGCTTATCACTCCCCTTCTCCAATGAATGAACTTGCTGAATACATTTGTTCATGGGAACGTAAGAAAGTTCAATGGAATAGAAGTGTAGTAGATACAAGTTGTCTTATTCTTGATAATGATTTGAAATTAGATAACCGACATATCATTAAACAGATTAAGCATATTATTAATGATTTTGCTATTGTATGGAGGAACGCTTGTCAAGAAAAGGATAAATGTGATGATGATAATGATATAGATAATCTTGATGCAGTGATTTTAGGATATAAGGAAAAATTAAGTAAGATAGTTTCTGATCCTACTTTGCTTGCAAACTATGTCATTAAGGCGAGTTATTCTAACATTTCAACTAATAAAACATTGGCATGGAGTGGATATGGAGATACAATTATTTCTAATCTAAAAAAGAATACTCCTAAAATTAAACACACACAAATTGTTGAAGTAAAGGATTATGTTGATAATGCAAAAGAGTATTTAGGTAAATATTATGTAATGATTGAAGATGATAAGACTGTATAATATTGACGGAAAGTATCTATATGAAGTTTTAGATGATTACAAAATAAGTAAAAATCAAGATGAAATATTTCATTGTTTTATGGATAAGATATGGCATAGTTCTAATACACGACAGATATATACAAAATATATACGATTTACTATACTTTCAGAAATAGTAAATACAGATGTGGGACAGATATTTTATAACTATGTGAATATTCCATATATAGCTAGTAAAACAATGACAAAAAATACTGATTACATAAGCTTGATAAGGCAAAAAATAAATAATATTTATAATAATTATTGTGAACCAAGATTATGTACGAGAAAAGATTACATGGAATTGCTACATATGCCTAAGACCACATACTATAGATGGGAAAAATATCATGATGTGAATGATATTGATGATTTAGCAAATCGAATTACAGAAAGCCTCAATAAAGCACAAGAGTTAAAAAATCAGTATTCAAAACAAAAAATGAAATTAACATGGAAACAATTTAAACCTTTTGTTGAAGAATATCTAAGACGAGGATTTAATAATTATATTCCATTAGATAAATTTGAAAATAAAGAACAATTTATTTTGGACACTGATTTGTGGACTGAGGATAATTTTGCTATAAAATATTTATGTAGATGTTTACAACAAAATATAAAACATTTGCAAAAGCAATATTATGGTTTAACTAGTTTTAACAATCGAGATAAACGTAGATACAAACGTTGCATTGATTGTGGAAAATTGTTTTGGGTGAAAAATAAGGATAATCAAACAGTCCGATGTGCGGAATGTCAGCATAAATATAGGAGAAAATATAAAACACAAAAGGACATAGAAAGATATTGGAGAAAAAAGAATAATATCAGTACAAATTGACCTTTAAATCCCTGAAAAGCCAGTCCCCATGCGGCTTTCGGGGTTTTTTGTTGTACAGCTATATATACAGTATAGGAGAGATTAAAATATCCCAATTTATCATATCACATATCTCTTGTAAATACAATAACAAAATTATATTGCGGCATAGTGTAATGGTAACACACAAGAATTTGACTCTTGTATTCGCAGTTCAAATCTGTGTATCGCAGCCAGAGAGTTATGGTTGACGGACTCACC